CCCTGTCATCGCATTCGCTTCCATCAACTCTTAATCCACAGGAGAACAAACTATGAACATCATGCAAAGCGTGAAGCACGTTCTCGTTACGCCTCCTGCGGCTATCGTTGACAACGCTTCGTTCACGACTAACACGATCGACACGGCCGGCTACGGCAAGGTCGCTATTTTCTTCGCACTCGGAGCAACTGATATTGCCATGACGGCTTTAAAGGTGCAAGAGTCTGACGATTCGGGAATGTCCGGCGCTGCCGACATTACGGGTTGTGTCTTCGGTGCAAGCGGGGCCCCTGCGCTGCCGACTGCTACCGACGATAACAAGATTTTCGGTTTCTTCATCAACCTCGCCGGTCGCGATCGTTACCTTGACTTGGTAGCAACGGCAGGCGATGGATCGACGGGAACCTTCGGATCGGCTTGGGCTGTGCTGTACAACGGCGACTACCAAGCAACGGCAACAGGCCGCGGCCTGGCAGCCAATCTGATTAAGGACTAAGTGTTCTGACTACGGGCCCTCCGGGGCTCGTGGTCAGCATACCAAAGGCAAACGATGGTCATTCTGTCAAACACTGGCGAACGTGTGGACTTTAACCTTGTGCGCAATGCAGGGTTTGCCCGCACTTTTACGCACAAGACTAACGGCGTAGCTACGAATATCACGGGATATACATTTGCCGCGCAAATCCGCACCACTGCGGGGGCTTTGGTTGCATCGTTTACAATAACAACCGTGAACGCCGCACAAGGTACATTTTCGGTAGCATTATCCGCAGCGCAGACGAGCGCACTGACGGCCGGCACAACATACCTCTGGAGTTTGGAGCAGACCGTAAGCAGCCTAACAAGTGAGCTATTGCGAGGCTATGTCCAGGTCGTGCTCGACGAGGTGACGGCATGACGACCGTCAACGTCGATCAGTCAACGCTTGTCATCGACATTGTCGAGCAAAACGTCAACGTCAATACCGTGAATCAGTCGGTGACCCTCGACATTTCATCTGGCGGGCTCGTGCCTATTTCCGATGACGTGTCATTGACGGCTGGCGAAAACCTGTCGGCACTGCGGGCGGTAACATCCAACGTAACTGGCCAGGCTGTGTACGCATCCAACGACACACTTGCGAACGCTCAGGTCATTGGCATAACGTCGAACGCCGCATCTTCGGGTGCTGGCGTGACCATCAAAACGTCGGGCATCATGACCGATTCAAATTGGGCATGGACAAAAGGCACGGTTTTCCTTGGCACGAACGGCCAGCTAACACAGACAATCCCAAGCGGCGGCGCTTACATCGTCCACATCGGGCGGGCGCTCACTGCGACGACACTCCAAATAGACGTGGACACTCTCATTCAAACGGTGTAAACAATGGCAGACAAGTACATAAAGAACAATAGCGGACAACTTGCCGAAGTCGAAGGCACAACAACGTCAGCAGGCGCGGGCTCTGCTGGCAAGATTGTCGCTCTCGACAGCGCTGGCAAGCTCGACAGCACGATGATGCCCACGGGCGTAGGCGCTACGACCAAGCTCGCTGCAACATCTGAGAACCTTAGCGCAGGCGATCTGGTGAACTTGTGGAACGATAGCGGCACAGTCAAGGCACGCAAGGCGGACGCCAGCAACGGCCGTCGTGCAATGGGCTTTGTGTTGTCTGCGGTCACTTCTCCGAACAATGCAACTGTATACTTGGACGGCACGATCACGGGCCTCACGTCACTTACACCGGGTGCGGCGTACTATCTCAGCGGTGCAACGGCAGGCGCAATCGTATCGACGGCTCCGTCAACATCGGGATATATCTCGCAAGAGGTCGGTGTAGCGCTCTCAGCTACTGAGCTCAACTTCGAAGAACAGCAACCTATCACGCTCGCGTAATGGCGAATAAGAGACCGATCACAACGCCGGCGGTATTGCAAGAACACCCGGACGCCGATGGTCTGTTGTGTGGTCAGGGGTTAGTGTTAGCAGAGCAAGCAAGTTCACTATCGACCCCGGCATCTGGTTACGGCGTGTTGTATGTAAAGACGAACGGCTTACTGTACTTCAAGAATGACAGCGGCACGGAAACACTACTGAGCTAATGGCGAACAAAAGACCGATAACGACCACAGGCAACTTGCGAGAGCACCCAGACGCCGATCAGCTGATCGCAGGTCAGGGGAACATCCTTGCAGAGCAAGCATCTTCACTAGGCACTCCGTCGTCTGGTTATGGTGTAATCTATGCAAAGACTGATGGCAAGGTGTACTTTAAGAACGATGCCGGTACGGAATACGACCTAACAACTGCGGGCGGTGGGGGAACTAATCCCGTCGTTCGAGAATACACGGCAAACGACACGTGGACGAAACCGACGGCATCTAATTTTTGGGGCGCTCTTGTAATTTGTTTTGGTGCAGGAGGCGGAGGAGGATCGGGCAGAAGAGGACCATCGTCAACTAATAACTCAGGCGGTGGCGGTGGTGGTGGTGGGGGAATGACGACGCGTCTTATTCGAAAAGCTCAACTACTCGATGCGAGTTATGCGATCACCGTCGGCGCAGGTGGCGCTGGTGGTGCTGCACAGACTGTCAACAACACGAATGGCAACACTGGTCCTCAGGGTGGTGGATCATCATTTGGTTCTTTGGTCCTCGCGCAAGGAGGTAGTGGTGGGGCTGGTGGTGCTGCAAGCAGCGCAGTTTCTGGTGGGTCTGGTGGATCAGCAACTTTAGCGACACCGCCATACGGTCCGTATGCCTTGAGTGGTGGGGCTGGTGGAACAGGACGAAACAACTCAACTACAACATCAGATGGTACGACTGGTTTTATTGGTGCATCGGCTGCGTCTGGTGGCGGTGGCGGACGTGGTATGTCAACAACTGCGATAGCAACAACGGCTGGCGGAAGTGGTGGTGCTATTTACAACGGAGGTACTCTAATATCGGGACCTGCTGGTGGTGCTGCCATCGCTGGATCATCAGGTAGCAATGGTACTGATGTTGCTAATAAATACATCTACGATACCGACAACACCTTGACTAATGCAATAGGAACAGGAGGCGGAGGAGGATTCCCAGGTGACTTGGCTGCAACGGTCGCAGGAGGCAACGGCGGGAATGGTGGACGTGCATCAGGAGGAGGTGGAGGAGGTGCCTCTCGTGATGGACAGAACTCAGGAGCAGGTGGCAGTGGTGGCAACGGTCTATGTGTTGTCATTGAATATTACGGAGCATAAAATGGAACCTATGCGCTACACAATGGTGAAAGATAACGTCGTTTACAACACCTGCCTATGGGATGGCAACCTTGCCACATGGCAACCACCAGACGACGGCACTGTGATGATTGCCAATGACTACGCTGGCATCGGTGACTGGTGGGATGAAGCCGAGCAACGTTTCTACCGACCCATACCGAATAACGAGGAGGTGCAACCATGACACCTGAATTCTTTATCGGCGTAGTTATCACCAGTCTTGTGGCCACGGTAGGGTATTTTCTGAAGGCGCTAGTAACCAAAACAGACCGCGCGTTGGAAGTATCGTTAGCCATGCACGAAACGTTGAAAGGTGCAACGGAGGCGATCGTGCAACTTCAGCAAAGCGACCGTGAAACGTCACGTCAGATCATCAACATCGTCGAACGTCTCGTGAGATTGGAAGAACGGTCTTCGCGATGAGGCACGACGAGGTGACGATATTGAAGCCCCCACCGTTTCCGGTGCGGCCATTGCCGACTGACGAGCCGATGCGCTTGTATCGTCAAGAGGTCAGCCCTGATGAGATCACACTCGACACGGAACCTATCGAATTATCACTTTGGCAAAAGGCACGTCTCGTGCCATACATTATCCACATTACATGGGGCGTTCTTATGAAGAACCCAAAGACTACGATCACCGGCATCATCGGTGGTGTTGCGTATCTAGTGAACTCGATCTTTGCTATCGCAATTCCATCCGAGGCCATCATCACGGTAACGCTGTTCCTGCTCGGATTGTTCGCACAAGACGGCGAAGCCTGACGTGTCAGTACGACCACGCCTGACAGAGGACGAATACGACCTCATCATTGAAATGCGCAAGGCCGCTGGGACATATCAAAACCCAGCGGCTATCAAGGCTGCTGCCACGCATTACAAGCGTGGGTTCGAAGCTAGGCATGGCACAACACCAGAAGAGTCCAAAGACCAACGTGAACAGGGGGAAGCGTGGGACCCTCGCAAGGGGACGTCGAATGAATCCTACGGGGCCGTGCCAGGCATCGACGGCGAAATGGAGATCGGAGACCTGCGGGACGATGTCGTATGTGAGGTCACCAGCAACCTGACCGGCATTATCTCAGATGCACACTGGCCCTTCCACGACTTGCGACGTGATGCGTCTGGACAGTTTTACGGCGCGTACCTGACGGCATTGCAAGAGCTGAAGACTGCAGGTGTGCAGACGGTTATCTTGAATGGTGACATGCTCGATTGTTACCAGCTGTCATCGCACGAGAAAATAGAATTGAAACGGTCGTGGAAGTGGGAACTCGACGTTGGCAAGAAAATGCTCGAGCACCTGCGTAAGTTCTTTGGCGATGGCGTGCGGATCATCTACCGTGAGGGCAACCACGAGGAGCGGTTTCAACGCTACCTTGCACGCAAGGCCAGCGAATTGCAGGGGACGATCGACATTGAGTCTATGCTCGGGATCAGAGAGAACGGTATCGAGTGGGTGTGCAATCGTGCGAAGATGACGATCGGTAAGTTATGGGTCGATCATGGCCACGAGTGGTATGGTGGTGGTGGTGTGATGCCAGCTCGGAACTTCCGAATGAAGGCTCTCGACAACATCCTGGTTGGGCACGTGCACAGGACTAGTCAGGATCAGATACGCAGGCCATTAGACGGGTCTTTCATTGCGGGGTGGAGTGTGGGTTGCCTATGCGATCTAAACCCTCACTACGCGCCTAGAAACGGCTGGAATCACGGTTTTGCTACTGTCGAGTTAGAAGGCGACGGGACGTTCGCCGTGAACAACCGAACAATCATCAACGGGGTGGTGCGGTGACCATACCTAAGTCTTTCAAGTTAGCAGGTCAGCGGTGGCGTGTCACCATTGCCAAGCGCGGGATGACGGGATATGGGGAGTGCGACTTTACAACGCGCACCATCCGTATCGCATCATCAGTCGATGGCAAGGCAACATCCGAAACGGAACGTCTGCAAACGTTCTTGCACGAGTGGTGGCACGCTTTCGAATCGGTAACAGGTCAGGACGTAAACGAGCCGATGGCGGTGCTGTTCGAAAATCTGATGTACGAAACGCTCCTAACTATGCGAGGTGTGCAGAATGAAATATAGCTGGATGGACATAGCCGAAGGCGAACGCGGCGTCAAGGAAATAGCCGGGGCTTCTGCGCATCCGCAGATTGTAGCATACCACGCCACGACGACACTCAAGGCCACATCGGATGAAGTGCCGTGGTGTTCGTCGTTCGTGAACTGGGTTATGGCCAAGGCCAAGTACCCAATAACCAAGTCCGCAGCGGCGAAGTCATGGGCGACGTATGGTCAGTCCTGCGTATTGCACCCGGGTTGTCTGGTGGTTTTCACTCGCAAGGGTGGCAATCATGTCGGCTTCTGTGTTGGTGACACTTCGACGACAGTCAAGGTGCTCGGAGGCAATCAGTCAAACGAAGTCAACATCGCTAGCTATCGGAAGGAAAACATGATCGCTTGCGTTTTGCCCGCGAAGCTCAGCAAAGCCGACCAGGCTATCTATGACTCACGATTTGGCAAGCCGGCAACCAAAGCAGCAAAGGATGTAATCTAATGGCACTCACCACTGTAAACAAACTGAAGACGGTTTGGATCAACGACCAATCGTCTGCCAACGACAGCCGCCTGGCGTCGCTGATAACACAGTCGGAATCGATCATCAATAACATTTGCAAACAGCCCGTCACTGGACAGGCCGTAGCGTATGACTTCGTCGGCGATGGAAACCGCGTTCATCTGTTGCATTACACAGTTCCCGTGGTCATGAACAGCATTCAAGAGCGTGACAACCCATACGACGCATGGTCGACAATTACCGGCCCCGTGGTATTCAATACGGGCGGCGTGACGTCGCTGTACAAAGACGACGGGTTTGTCAAGGTCTTCTATCGTGCCAACCTGACAGTAGGTTACGACGGCACAACGAACGCCGTCCCTGCTGACTTGGAAGAGATCGCGTCGGAAATCGTAGTCGAGCTATTCAAGATGACGGACTTCGGCGGACGTGAAAATCGTTTCGGTGTGCAAAGCATTGCAGTGAACCAAGGCGGCATGACGCAGACGACAGTATATCGTGACTTGATGGCACGTTTCAAAAGCCGCCTGCGCCCCTATACTACGCTGGGGTATCGATGACCATCGACGAATACGTGCAAAGGATTCTGTCACGCCTCCCAACGGAGGCAAAGGACGCCTTTGACCCGGAACGATTGCAGACGGTGCTAGCTGCTCGCATAGCCGACAACTACGGCGAAACGAACAGGACGCCGAAGTACCCACGGAATCCGCAGGGCACTACCTTGCAACTTGTCAAAGGCAACCTGTTCAAAGCCGCAACGGTTTACAAGGCCAAAGGCAACGTCAGCCGCACCGAAGCGAAGGCCGGCACGTATTCGTTCGTCTGGGGCATTGACCTTGCGGTTATACCCTACGCTCGCATTCACGAGTACGGAGGGCAGGCAGGGCGCAACCACGCGGCTACGATACCGCCACGGCCGTACATAGGGCCATCGATCAAGGCGATGAACGACGAAGACTTGGGCGACATAATCCGCGATATGCTACGGAGACTACTGAGCTAATGGCAACCACATCCCGCTATGCCTTCGGGCTCGATCTGCTGCGCTCCAAATTAGAACTGGAGCCCACCTTCGACGTTCGCCGCGTGTTCATTCTGGAGCAGGTCGGCAGTGCCACGAAGACCGAAGTGTACGTAAACATCATCTCCGACGACGTAGAGACATCGCAGACGGAATCGTCATACATCCACGCCCCCTTGCGACGCATGACCATCGGTATCTACGCCATCGCCAAGAACGGTTTGGATTCGATGAACGAAGGTCTCGGATCGATCAACCACGGAATCATCGTCGAGAAGATTGACAAGTGCATCGACGCTCTGGCTGCTGAACTGCCGACCTGCGAGGTAACGGCCGCAGGGTATGACATTCTCATTCACAGCATCGACACGTCGTCAGTCACGGGCTACGTCGACGACAAGGGCGACAACATGGCAATCATGTACGAAGTGGTACTTACATACGTGCAATCATGATGCTCATCTCCGAACTTATCCTGCATCTTCAGAACGTCACCGAACTCTATGGCGATATTGGCGTGCGCATCGACCCTGA